CCCGGTCCCGCAGGGCTGGGTGGTATACCGGAAGTGCTTCGACACCCGCTTCCGTATCCTGCCTGCGGGCGTGTTCGACTTCCGCTTCGGGGTGCGCGCATGAAGGCCGTCCGCTTCGCCAAGTCCCTCGAACCGCTGCTGGTCCCCATCGACCAGGTCAAACAGCACCCCGACAACCCCAACAACGGCGACGACGACAACCTGCGCGAATCCATCCAGATCAACGGATTCGTCACCGCCTGCACCGCCGACGCTGACACCGGCTACCTCGTCGCCGGGAACACCCGCTACCGGACCCTGCTCGCGCTCGGCGCCACCCACATCCCGATCATCTGGAACAAGTGGGACGAGGCCGAAGGCGCGGTCCGCTACCTGATCGGCGACAACGCCTCCAGCCGGCGGGCCGTGATGGACCAGGCGCAGCTGCTCGCGCTGCTGGGCCAGCTGCAGGAAACCGAACGGGGCCTGACCGGGTCCTCCGTCACGGATGCGGAGTACGAGAAGATGCTGCTGGACTTCGCCACCAACCTCGAAACCCCGCTGCTGGACGGGCCCGGGTTCGGCGCCCCGAAGAACGGGCCGCTGGGGCAGTTCCAGATTGTGCTGGATTTCAACGAGGAGGAGGACGAGCGCGATGCGATCTTCGCCGAACTCGCCGAACGCTACGAGAACGTCAGGGTGGTGAACCTCTGATGCCCGCCAGCAACTACAACCACAGCGTCATCACCCACACCACGCAGATGGCAGTGCAGACCGACACCGGGCACGTCGTCATCGTCACCGAGTACCGGGCTGACGGCTGCGTCACCTGGAGGCAAGCATGAGCGAGGAACTCGAACGGGTCCTGGACGAGGGAGACCCGGACCGGTCCCTGCCCTACAACGCGGTCGACAAGTCCGCGACCAAGGCCGAAGCCGCCGTGACGCTGGCGATGATGGGCGCCTCCCCGACCGACATCGCCAAGACCCTGAACTACTCCTCCGCGTACCGGGCCGCCCGGGCGGTGGAGCGGGCGCTGGCCTCCGCCGCCAACGACCCGCTGGAACGCGAGCAGATGCGCAAGCTGATCGGCAAGCGCCTGGACCGGCTGCTCTCCGCGGTGATGGGCAACGCGCTGGACCCCAACAACCCGAACCAGCTGGCGTTCCACGCCCGCGCGCTCGCCGTCGTGGACCGCCAGGCCAAGCTCTACGGCGCCGACGCGCCGCTGCAGGTCCAGGTCAACGCCGCCGACGAGCAGATCCTCGCCTTCGTGGAGATGGTCTCCCCGAACGCCGCGGCCGACAAGCTCGCCATCGAGGCCGACCCGATGGCCGACGAGGACATCGTCGACGCGGAGGTCATTGATGGCGAATCATGACCGGACCCGGCTGCAGGGCTTCACCGCCGTCCCGTCCAAGGAAGGCTGGCGGGAACGGGCGATCCAGCGCGTCCGGGACCGGCAGCACAAGTCCCGCCGCCACAACGAGCGCTCCAACGGGATGTACCTGTTCTTCGACGACGAGATGCGGGTGCTGCTGGATGAGGCGTGTATGCGCCGGGACATCTCCCTCACGGGGTACGGGCGGCGGGCGATGATCGCGTTCATCGCGCACGATCTCGGCCTGCCGATCGAGGAGGTCGCGAAGTACGGTGCGGTCCCGGCCGGGTACGGGGCCACCGGCGGCGGCCGGCTCAAGCGCACGCACGACAACGGCCGGGGCAAAGGGCTCTGGCGGATCCTGAAACTGGGGGAATAATGGCGATCAAACGCAGCATGGCGCTGAACCTGACCAAAGGCACCGACAAGGCGGAGATGCAGAAGTTTCTGGACCTGATCCCGGAGGGCGCGGAGCTGGGCAGCGAGGTCTCCCACATCGCGGCGGACCGGCCCTGGGAGCCTGAGCGTTTCGAGCTGTCGCTGACGGCGGAGTGGTCGGAATGACGTTCTGGATCTGGGGGCTGCCCGTTACCGAGGCCTTCATATGGTCGGTGGGGCTCGGCATTGCCGGGATTAGCGGGCAGTACATCATCGGCAAGAAGTCCCACAAGGGCTATCTCGTCGGGATGGGGACGCAGATACTGTGGTTTATCTTCGCTGTCCAGACGAAACAGTATGGTTTCATCCTGCTGTGCTCGCTTTACTTCGGCATTTACTTCAAGTCATGGCGCGAATGGCGCGCGGACGAGCGCAAATCGGAGCATAACGCCCCCTAACATGGAGGCATGTACGAATTTGACGCCCGCATCATGCGCTGGGTAGACGGCGACACCCTCTGGCTCACCGCTTGGAGCGAGGAAAAGCTGGATCTCGGCTTCCGGAATCGGCTTTTCATCCGGCACGAGCATGACCTTGAGTGCCGGGTATACGGCGTCGACACCCCGGAGGACAACGCCGGCAAGCCCGCCACCGCCGCCGTCAACAGCTGGGCCCCGGCCGGAACAGACGTCAAGATCCAGACGTTCAAGCCGCTGTCCGAGGACAAGTACGGGCGCTGGATCGCGGACATCAAGCTCGCCGACGGCCGGAACATCTCGGTCGAGCTGCTCAACCACAAGCTGGCCGTGCCCTACTTCGGCGGCAAGAAGGGCGTGGCGGTATGATCGCGGCGCCGCCCCGGCGGATCAACCCGGACGAGTGGAAAACCTGGGATCCGAAGTCCAAGGAGAAGCTCATCGCCGCGCTGGAAGCGGCCGAACGGCCCAAGCGCGTCTGGTACTGCACCAAGGGCCGGACCTGCAACGGCAAACCCCACGAGGGCTTCGACTACCCCCACGCCCGCGGGGACCAGTGGCCGCCGACCGGGCGGGACTGGCTGGTGTGGCTGCTCAAGGGCGGACGCGGCTCCGGCAAGACCCGCTCCGGGGCCGAATGGATCCGGAAGATGTCCGAGACCCTCGAGCGCGTCTCCATCATCGGCCCCTCCTGGCAGCACGTCCGCGACACCATGATCGAAGGCGACTCCGGCCTGCTGGCCGTGTTCGAGTCCGCCAAGGCCCCCGTGGTGTGGGAGCCGTCCAAGAAGAAACTCACCGTCCCGTGCAAGTGCGCGCTGCCGGCGAACTCCCGGCTCAAGGTCAAGCACCGCAAGGGCCACTTCATCCAGGCCTTCACCGGCGAGGAACCCGAACGGCTCCGCGGCCCGCAGCACGCCGCCGTCTGGCTCGACGAGCCCGCCCACTTCGCCCTCATCGAGGCGACCTGGGACAACATGATGTTCGGCCTGCGCCTGGGCAAGCGCCCCGTGGTGCTGTGCTCCACCACCCCGCTGCCGACCAAGTGGATGAAGAAGCTCATCAAGGAGCCGGACACCGTCTCCGTCACGGTATCGACCTACAAGAACATGGACAACCTTGCGCCGACCTTCCGCAAGGTCATGCTCGCCAAGTACGAGGGCACCCGGCTCGGGCGCCAGGAACTCCACGGCGAGGTCCTCGATGACATCGTCGGCGCGCTCTGGACCTGGTCGCTGATCGAGGACCACCGCATCCTGCCCACCCTCGATGAATCCGGGGAGGTGCTGGAACCGGCGGCCGTGACGTACACCGACATGGACCGGATCGTGGTCGCCATCGACCCGGCCGGATCCTCGGACCGCAAGCGCGACGAAACCGGCATCGTCGTCACCGGCCGGCGCGGGGACGACTACTACGTGCTCGCGGACCTCTCCGGGCACTACACCCCGGAGGGCTGGTCACAGGCCGCGTGGGAGGCGTTCGACCTGTTCGAGGCGGACAAGATCGTCGCGGAGAAGAACTACGGCGGCGAGATGGTGCTCTCCACCCTGCGCAACGCCCGCAAGGACGGCCCCGTCGAACTCGTCACGTCCCGGCGCGGGAAGGTGCTGCGCGCCGAGCCCGTCGTGTCCCTCTACGAGCAGGGCCGGGTCCACCACCTGGACCTGTTCGAGGAGCTGGAGACGCAGATGACCGAGTGGGTGCCGGCCAAGGACGATTCCCCCGACCGGGTGGACGCGCTGGTCCACGGCATCACCCTCCTCGGCGGGATCGCGGAGCCGATGGCCGTCGCCATCCCGTCCGGGTCCATCACCGGGGCCGGGCTCGGCGGCTACGGCGGGTTCGCCGCGGCCACCGCCGCCTCCGAGCTGCTCGGCTACCGGCCCCGGGAGGAGGCCGAGGTCACCATCGCCGCGGCCGTCTCGGAGCGGGTGCTGCGGGTGGTCACCGCGGACTCCCGGTTCGACCCGGAGCAGTGCGCGCACGATGCGATGTTCGAATCCCGCCAGCACCCCGGCCTGCACGTCTGCCGGGACTGCCTCGCAGAAATGGAAATCCTCGACGCGGAATCCGCCATGGCGCACCAGTAATCCAGCACGTCCACGGTACTCTCATAGACATGACAAGAGAGATCGTGGTACTCGCTGCTGTAATCATCGGTACGCTATCGGCAGCGAGGCTGACCCGTCTCGTAACTCAGGACAGTTTCCCGCCTGCCGTATGGCTCCGCATCAAGTGGGATCTCCTCACCGAGGGATCCGGCTGGAACGTACTCTTTCACTGCCACTGGTGCATGGCGCCGTGGATGACTCTGCCCATCGGAGTGTGGGGCTGGCTCTCTGACCTGCACATCACCTGGTGGGCTTTCAACCTTTGGCTGGCGGTCTCATACCTCGTAGCCATGATTGTCGAACGCGACGAGAAGGAATAGCAGATGGCGCGCATGAAGAAGCAGGAACCCGCACCTGCTCCCACCTCGCTTGTGGCCTCCGCCGCCCGCATCCGGGGCGGATTCAGTATGGGCACAATGCGGAACAGCACAGCGGACCACTGGCACGAGGAAGTATGGCGCTACTACGACGCCATCGGCGAGTTCCGCTACGCCTGCGACTGGATCGGCGCACAGCTTTCCAAGGCGCTGATCTACGGGACCGTGGAAACCGCCGACGGCATCGAGAAAGTCGTCGACGGGAACATCCCCGAGTACCTTTCCGCGCTGTTCGGCAACGCCGACGGCCGGGCCGAGATGTTCCGCCTGATCGGGATCCACATGTCCGTCACCGGCGAATGCTACATCGTCGGCTACCCGGACCCCGACCCGTTCGGCGAGGGCGGGGACAAATGGGAGATCGCGGCGTCCACCAAGTGCGTCCGCCCCGCCACCGACTCCCCGTCGGACTCGTGGAAGGTCAACGACGTCGTCCTGACCGAGGTCCCCAACGACAAGGTCCTGGCGATCCGGCTCTGGCGCCCGCACCCCAAGGAACCCCAGCTCTCCACCTCCCCGGCCAAGGCCATCCGCACCACCCTGCACGAGCTGTACAAACTCTCCCAGCACGTCTCCGCGCAGATCGACTCCCGGCTCGCCGGCGCCGGAATCCTGCTGATGCCCTCCACCATGGGCCTGCCCACCCCGCCCGCGACCGAGGGCCCCGCCCCGCAGGTGCAGAAGGCCAACAACGCCGATGACCTGATGAAAATCCTGATGGAGGCGATGGCCCGCTCCATCCAGAACCGTGACGACGCCTCCGCGATTGTCCCCATCGTCGTCACGGCCTCCGCCGAGGACATCGCCGCCGTCAAGCACCTGACGTTCTGGTCCGAACTGGACGAGAAGGCCATCGAGCTGCGCAAGGAAGCGATCGGCCGCCTCGCGCTCGGCATGGACATGCCCCCCGAGGTGCTGCAGGGCGTCGGGGACTCCAACCACTGGTCCGCCTGGCAGGCCGACGAGTCCGCGATCAAGTCCCACACCGAGCCGCTGCTGAAAATCATCACCACCGGCATCGCCAAGGGCTACCTGCGCCCGCTGCTCTCCGAGGACCAGACCTTCGACGGCGAGCGCCTCGGCGCCTACTCCATCGGCGCGGACACCTCCGAGATGCGGCTGCGGCCCAACCGATCCAAGGAGGCCATGGAGCTGCACGCGCTCGGCGTGCTCTCGGACGAGGCGCTGGTCCGCGAGTGCGGCTTCGAGCCCGACGACATGCGCGACGACGCCCAGCTGGCGACCTGGCTGACCCGCAAGGTCGCCGCCGGGTCCACCACCCCGGAGCTGGTCGAGGCGGC